ATATTTTTCCTTTAAGATTTCCCAACTCACGTAACTTTTCTGTTGCTCCTATTAATTTTTCTTGATCTTTAGTAAACATCTCAACATCCTTCATAAGGCACTCTGTCTCATCAGATGCCTCTTCTATTTCACCTTCAAGTAAATTTATTTTTCCTTCCTTTTCCTTTATTCTATTTTTTCCCTGCGATTCTATCTCATTAATAAAGTTATTTTGCATAACAACTTTATCATTAAGAGATTCTTTTTTAAGTTCTAAAGTTTTAACTTCATCTTTTACACATCTTATTTTTTCTCTCAAAAGATTACTCATAGATGAAAATATTTTTATGTCTAATAAATCTTCTATAACCTCTCTCCGATTAGATGCAGATAATTGCATAAAAGGAACAAAACTACTGCTACCTAATATTACAATCTGTGTAAATGATTTATAATTCATTTTGACCACATTTTGTTCTAGCCATTTTTGTTGATCATTAGCAGATGAGAATTGATCAAGACAAGTATCGTTTCTATGAATTTCAAATTTATTAGGTTTGATCCCTCTGACAACTTTCCATTTTACATCTCCGATAGAAAATTCTACCTCTACTACACCATCCTTCTCATTAGATGAATTTAATAATTGTGACTTATTAATTTTACGAAAAGGTTTACCATACAAACTAAATGTAAGTGCGTCTAGTACCGTGCTTTTACCAGTTCCATTCGATCCTACAATAAGAGTGGTGGAGTGAGTGTTAAGTTCAATCTCTGTAAAATGATTTCCAGTAGATAGAAAATTCTTCCAACGTATTTTTTCAAATATAATCATGTTTTTCAGGTGGTATTATAATGTCATTAGGTGTAATGATTGCATATTCATATCCATGTATGTTACATGTTTTTATCATGAGATCTTCCTCAACCTCCACTATATTCATTTCAGGATAACCCACATCTTCTAACATCATAGCATATCGATCTGCATCATCCTCTTGCTCAAAAAGATACAAAATTTGTACCCCATCATCATCCTCTACAGCATACGCACCCTCCTTTTCTTTTCCAGCTATGGTTAGTATGAACATTATACCAACTCACAAGCTTCTTGATAAACATCTTGTAATTGTTTTTGAATAATGGATTTATCTAAATCAACCTTTGCCTCCTCAACATATCTATTAAGAATTGAAAGAGTATCCTCAGATTCAAATGCTTCAAAATTTTCAGACTCTTGGAGCATAAAGTTTTCAACTATTTTTAATTCTGCAACATTAACTGAATATAATTTATCAATAAACTTTTCAAATTGAACTTGATCTGTTTTTGTCCGTACAACAACTTTTACAATTTTATTTTCTAATTCTCTGGCATCAAACAATTTATGATTATGATCATTAAAATAAATTATTTTATGAAGTCTATATGGATTATTAACTGGGATATGTTCTAGAGTCTCTGTATCGAATAAATGAAATCCTCTATTCTCATCATTCACATCATTCCAGAAAAATTCATACGGACTTCCCAGATAGTAAATATTATCTTGATTTGATCTGCAATGATAATGACCAGAAAATGTTTTCTTAAATTTTTTAAATATATCACGATCCATTCCGTGTTCCATTACATGACCTGGTGTTGCTCTAAATCCATTCAGTTCAAGATGTCCCATACACACAGAAGCTCTTGACTTATTAATTAAAGCAATACTCTCATTTCTATTTTCACTATTAATCCAAGGTACAAGTAGAATATTTAATCCACCTACTTCTATAGAAGTTGTCTCTTGATATATTGGAATATTATCATACTCTCTCAATAACAAATCTATCGCATTTATATCATTTGTATTTTTATAATATATGTCATGATTGCCCACAACCGTATGAACGGTAATACCCATATCCTTTAGTCTATCAAAATAATTATCTTTAGCCCACGTCAAGGTAGCAAAATCAATTCCCTTTCTACTATCAAAAGTATCACCCATATTAATAATCGTGGTAATACCTTCTTTCTCTAACATAGGAAAGAAAACATCATTATAAAACTTTAGAAAATAATCGTGAAATAACTTTGAGTTCTTACGACATCCAAAGTGTTGATCTGTGATTATCGCTACTTTCATTAATTATTACGAAGTTTGGAATGCACAGCATCTTTGATTTGATTATAATCGGAAAAATTAGATCCGTCAAGTGTATTGCTATCATCAAATACTTCTGAGTATCCAGATTTTTCAATAATTTTATTTTTAATTTCTAACTGACGTTTCTCTCTTTGTATTCTGCGGAGAAATGCATAATGTATAATCTGCGTAAAGTATGCAAAAGGATTACGGGATTTCTCAGGATTAAAATTATGAATGTACTGAACACAGTTCTCTATCCCATCGGATATCATGTCCTCCTTGAACATGTAGTTAACAAAGTTTGGCTTAAAGGATAGATGATTTGCAATCTTTAAGAAACACTCACCTATGTACCTTGGTATAACTGGTTTAGTTTTATCTTGCAGTCTTGCTATTTCTATGTCTTCTTGATATCTAATCAAAGCAGCAAGAAACTCTTTATTATTTACATAGTGCTCCGACCTTTTTCTTTTAGCCATAGTTTTACCTGGTTGTATTGGCATGGGTCTTTATCACTATTATGTAGATATTATAACACTTCTAACCCAAATTGACAAGGTGACAAGGTGACGGACTTGACAACATGATAAAATACCATTAGAATATTGGTGTTGCCAATCAAAAAGTATATCTTAATTACCTTTATATAGATTCTCTAAGATATCTTTAGCATCATTTATATTTGATATATATCCTAATTTTCTATTAAGTTTATATTTACTACTACCATCTCTAGAGGCTGCTCTCTTAGCATACGTTTTATGCATAGAAATCATTTCCATATCACTTGATTCTGACATTGTAATAACATTATCCATATCAATCAAAAACATATCATCTTTAGTTGTTCTTAACCAAGGTTCTAATTTATACCCAACAGTTCCTGTTCTACCTTTTATCTCAGTTATCATAACGGGATTTGAAAGAAGTAATAATAATCTATCTTCTTCTTCACTAGGAGCCACTTTACAAAAGATCTCCTCTCCTGATTTTAATTTTATTGTTGCGTAAAAATCGTCTTCTATCATTTTTTTAATTGTATAGTGATTATTTCATAATTAAAATTTTCTTCGTTATAAATTTTTATTCTTTCTATAAGATGATTTAAAGTGTAATTTTTTCTAGAATTATGTGTGCAATCATCAGATATATCATATAAAGTTGCCTTCACTTTGTTTTTTCCTTTTCTAAGAACTCGTCCAATACTTTGAAGATTTCTGATTCGGGACTTACTTGGAGAGGCAAAGATAACGTTATGGAGATTTTTAATATTGATACCAGTAGAAAAAGTTCCATAGGAAGCAACTATGATAGCATTGTTTTCTTTTTCAGTGATTTCTCTAACTAATTCTCTCTCTTCAGCATCCACTCCACCATGAATAAAAAATACTTTACGTTCATCTCTTTTATTTGTATTTATCTTCTCATATAATACTAAACCATGAGCCTCAACTCGACTATACAAAACAAGAGTATTACCTTTTAGATCTAAAGTTAAATTTTTTATAAAGTTATTTCTTTGTTCATGTGATATCAGATATTCTATTTCATCATTATAAGTTTCAAATTTTTGTGGTGGATGTTTAAGTACAAGACATTGAATATCAAGTTGGGAGAGATGACCTTCTTTCATTAATTCATCCGTTCTTGTTACTTTATAAGATGGGCCAAACAATCCCTCTAATACCCACTTATGTGTTTGTGTTCCATCAAGTGTGCCAGTAAATCCAAACCTAAACTTAGCATGATGTAATTTTGTCATTATAGATATTAAAGACTTCGACTTAAAGAGATGTGCTTCATCTCCTATAACTACATTGTAATCTTCAAAGAATGACCTTTCTAGTTTATATACAGATTGCCATGTGGTAATTGTTACTGGAAACTCATTTGTTTTTTCTTTACCTGCATATATCTTGTGACAAAATGAATCAGCATCCCAACCGTAATCTAAAAAGTCCTTATACATCTGTTCTACGAGAGATGTCGTTGGAACGACTAAAAGGATTTTTTGCCCTTTCTCAACGTAATATCTTACAAGAGAGTAAATCATCAACGATTTGCCTGAAGCAGTGGGTGATATCAATAGCTTTCTATTATGTCTTAAGGCATCGTATACTCCCTCTACTTGGTATTTCCTTGGTTGATGACTGCAAATAGATCTCATATAATCTTTTACACCATCATATGATATTCCCTCATTAACTTCAAAGGGAGCACCATAGTAATCATTATCCTCAAACTTATATGTGTAATCGTGTCTATCACAGAAAGCAATAATCTTATCTAATAATCCTACATATATCTTTTTTGATCTCAAATCAAATAGGTGAATCTCTCCATTCCAATTCCTATTACGATATTGAGGCATAAACTTTGCACCCTCTACCTCAAAGGTAAAGTAGTCTCTTAACTCATACTCGATATGAGGTTCAGAATTAATTTTTAAAAATACTTCGTTAGACTTGGATATTACCACATTGGCCGTTGTGTCTATCACTTAACCCATGCATCTATGGGTATTTATTAAGTATTGTCAACCCAGTCCAGAATTAAATCTCATAAACTCAATTGCATTCTTAATCTGAAACGTTCTGTTCTGTATTACCTTGAGAATGCTTTCAAGATAGACAAGCATAGTATCATAGTAATCGATCTTTAAATTTGAATTAGAAAGTTTCTCATCTGCATCAAGATACTTAGTCATGGTATCTTTATCCCTTATCTTCTTCGGAAAAGGATTCTCTACATATACATCAGGATCTGCTTTCCCACTAAAATACTCATACCGTTCATGACGGATATTTTTTCTTTGCTGTTCTGCTTTCTTTCTTAGTAAAAAAATTGTATTATATAATCCAAAATATTTTGCATGAAGAGAGGGGATGTTCAATGATTCTTCGTGTAGATTATCTCTATCTATTTCTGCATCTTTTTCCCACATCTCTTGAATTGAATCAAGATCAATGCTCATAGTTTATTGCCAGATAAATCAGTGATTGTATAAGTAGTATACTTGAATGATGCCTCTGCTGTAAAGTAGTTTATATCCTCAGACGTAGCATCAAAGTTTAAAGTTGAAAGTTGATATGGAAATAAGTCTATAAAATTAACTTTAAAATTAGGATTCTCCGAACTGGTTAAAATTTGCAAAGTGCCATCAGAGAAAAAATTTAAACTAGAATTTCTTGGTTGTTCTAAATCTGCATTTGAATTTTGAAAATCAAAAGCATCTTGCAATGTATCAGAATATCCAATTGACCTTATCCAATTTTGTAACTCACTATAATTTTCTAAGTTTTCATCAACGAGAAAAGTTAGATTAAAATCTTCAAAAGTAACTTTATCACCTGGTAATGGAAGATCCCTAAGGTAAGTTGGTTGCTCTGCTATACCCAAATTTACTGAGGGTATATTGGCTTGATTACCAAAGAAAGAAACCTTAGGTGCTCTGGTCAAAGAAAATTTAAATCCAGTAGGAGATAAAAAATTTCTATTTTTTATTTGTTTGTCGAATATACTAGCCATTAAAAGAACTCGCTCTCTCTATAAATCGTGAAAAGTTTTTTCTAATTACTTTTTGTGTATTGTTATTCATATCATCCACAAATTTTTTAGATGCGGCAACCATAGAATCAATGGAGGGACCGTCTCCTAGATTATCACCAAGAGTTACTTTCATCACAGGGTAGACAGAGGCAAATCTGCTATACTTGTCCTCTCCAGTTTCTGCTGGAGTTTGAAAGTCTTGAGAAAGTAAATCATCATCAACAGGAAAAAGTCTTTTATCAAAACCTGCAATAGGGCCACTATCGGTAGCGTCACTTGTATAACCATTATTCCCAACAGACATAGTAGGTGTTTGCTCTTGCATTATAGCACGAGATGCAGCATCTTCAATAAATCTATCAAGGGATTTCATTCGACCTTTTCTAAGTATTTAGACAAAAAAAGAGACTCCCAAAGGAGTCTCCTAAGTTCCGACTTTTGTAGAGACCGCACGAACGATGTCTCAAGTTTATTTATTACATAAAAAAAGAGACTCCCGAAGGAGTCTCTCTGTCTATTTTTGTATGGACAAATATATTTATTTGTCTTACATGAGGTTCTTAACAGCAACACGTCTGTAGTAACGGTTGGAGTTGAGGTGAAGAGCACCTAGACCCTGACTTGTTCCTTCTGCGAATGGGTTTGCGACAATGCCGTAGCGAGTCTTAAATCCAATTTTTGGTTGGAAGGAGTTGTCGTCAACTGCACGTACCATCTGTAGTGGAACGTATGGGCAGTAGAACAGTCCAGCATCATAAGGTGAAGTACCCTTATAACCTACGACGTAGTACTGGTTACCAGGAGTTGTGTTACCTGACTGAGTAGCACCACCGAGGTTTGCAGAATAAGGATCGATGTATACACGATACTTACCTTGTAGAACACCAGCGAATGTGTTACCTGTAGGATCAACCTGTAGGTTAGCATTAAGTGCAGGAGTGTAGTCAAGCACACCAGCCATTGTTAGTGCAGAAGCAACATCAGCAGAACAAAGGATGATGTTACCCTTTCCTCTACGAGTTCTCTGTGCGATTGCGTTTGCATCTCTCTCAATCTGGAATAGAAGTCCTTTGAACTTCTCAACAGACCAACGACCATTACTGTCAACGTCTAAGTCGAAGATACCTGCGGTAGCAACGTTTTGTACAGCACCTTGCTCTGCAACCTTGTAGATAGTTCTGATAACTTCTCTGTTAATTTCAGCAAGTATCTCAGTACTAAGGATGTTAGCAAGTTCTGCCTCTGCGTTAAGACCATGAATTGCTTTCAAGTCTTGAGCAAGTTCTAGACTGTACTCTGCCTTGAGTGCTCTGGACTTCGCAGTAACAGTAATCTTCTCGATACTGAATGCCATCTGGTTGAAGGCATCGTTGCCTGTACCAAATAGGTTCTCAGCATCACCAGTGGCCATACCCTGACCAACGTTGTATGGTGAAGGTTCTGTAGTAGCAGTACCAACTGGGTTAAGAACAGCAGGGTTGTTACCTGTCTGTGCTGTAGTACCGAAACCAACCTTAGGATCGGTCATACCACCAGTCTTGGTGCTACCAGCAGAGTTACCTGCAAATGCAGTGTCTGCTTCATTGTAGAACGCTTCGGTTCCATCCATGCTCTTATACTTAGATCTCATCGCAAAGATGAGTCCAGTTGGTCCAGACATTGGTTGAACACCAGCAAGGTCATATGCGACCAAGTTTGGCATTGAACGTCTAATCAGTGAGATTAGAACAGGATCGAAACCAGCTTGTGGTCCACCAGCATCAGCACTGGAACCAAAACCACCTTCTGCACCAGCAGCGTTAGCATGGTTTGTTGGAACTGCTTCATTGATCATTCCACCTTCTTGGAATGATGAAGTCTCTCTTAAAAATCTTTCTTGGTTTTCTAGCAGGACGGCTGTTACAGCTCGACGATGGGGATCTTTGATTTCTTCGCAACCTTCATGGTTAAGAAGAGGTGCCCACTTTTCCTGCAATGATTCTGATTGAAACATTTTGGGATTGCGTGTAAGTTAAAGTTTGTGTAATAGTAAAATCAGATGCTACTTAAACTTAGATAGTGTCTTCAGATATGTTTCCATTGAACCAGTGTAAGATACTGGTGCAGCAGACTCACCCTCTGAGAGGGTCTCAGTTTTAGTAGTTGAAGTTTTTGAAGTGAAGTATCCTTCCTTCAATGTCTCCAATTTTTCACGATAAGTTTCTTCACTTTCAAACTCTACACTTTCAGCAAGTGAGGCAAGCTTTTCTTTCTGAGTGGCAGCAAGTCCATCAGAAACTGATTCAAAGATACCATCTGCAACCGACTCTGCGAGACGATTATTTAGATTGATATTCTTCTCAATTTGCTCATTGAGTTTGGTCTCCATATCATCAAGTTTTTCTACCATTGTCTCAAGGACATCATATTTATCGTCAGGGATTGATACATAATTTTCTTCAAAAAGACTCTTCATTCCAGAAAGGAATGATTCAGTCAACTCGGTCTTAAGTCCGTGTTCGATGGCGAGTTGGTTCTCATCCATCCACTCATCGGAAACGTACTCAAGGTAAGAATCTACACGTTCTTGAAGTGCTTCTTTTTCTACAGCAACTTCTTCAACGAGTTTTTGCTCAAATTCTTCCTCAAGTGTCGTACGAACTTCAGAAACTTTTGCGTTTATGGCAGCTTCAAAGATTGTCTTTGCTTTTGCCTTAAACTCTTCGGTGAGTTCCTCGCCACCAAGTAGAGCATTAACATCATCTTCGATGTTAAGTTCTTCTACTTCAGTATCTTCCTTTTTCATTTTTTTCTTTTGATTAGGAGCACCTGCGAGGTCATCATCCTTTTTCATTTTCATTTCCTCTGCCTCAGGAGATTCCGCTTCGGCAACTACGTCACCCTCCACTTCTTCTTCCTCTTTTTTCATGTTGCCTTGCATTGGCATGGCAGCGACGCTACCCTTATTAACTACATCTCTAACTTGCTTTAGGGTTTTACCCGCTGGCTTTAGTTTCGCTGAATCATCATCAGGTCTGTAGTTTTCTGGTGTTGGTCCTCCAAGATCCTCAACATTTGGTGGAGTCCCACCTGTGGTTAAGGTCTGCATTGGATCTGCTGGTTTAGCATTTGCATTCACAGCAGTCTTGGATTGCTTAACGCCTACTTCCATTTCTTGTAAATCTCCACGAGACATTTGTAAACTCTCCGATTTCCTTTATTAAAATCTATATTTATTTAGATAAGTTATAAGTTTGATAAGAAATTATTAAACAAGTCAAGTTTTTTCTCGTCTAATGCTTTTTGATCAACTAACGTATTGATGGATTTATATGTTTTCTCTGCAAATTTTTCACGGAGAATACCACCATCCCATACCCAATCTTTTCCTTCCATAATACCCTCAACAAAAGCATCGGGTGCAGAAGGATCAGCGACTATATCAGCAGCAGTTGCTAACATAAAGTCATCACCGACAACATTGAATCCCTCACGAGTTGGTTTTAGTGAACCAATACCACGAGAAGATACGCCAAGTTTTACACCCTCTTCAATTAATGAGGATGCAATTTTACCCATTGGTGTGTTTAATATCTTTGCCTTACCAACAAAGTTATTACCACTTTCTTTCAATGACACTATTTTATGCGACACTCTATCGAGATTAACCGTTGGAGTATCTGGATGTCCTAATTCACCAAGTGCCCTACCTGAAGTAACATGATTCTCGTTGTAACGAGATACTTCACGACGAAGTGTTTCCATAGGATACATTCTACCATTACGGTTTTTTATGTTTCCTTGAAGAAAAACTCCTTCAATATACATGGATTTCTTGCCGTTACGATTTTCAACAAGAAATTCAACTGTTTCGATTTCTTCTCTAATGAGTTTCATTAGGCTGCACCTGTGGTTTGAACTTGGATTGCATGTATTGAGGCATTTGCACCTTCACTTTTTGCTCCGATTCGAGCAGATGAGAATAATGTAACGTCACTATTAGCTTCTGTGAAACTAAATGCAGTGCTAATACCGCTTGTATCAGCATCAAGTGTTAACTTAGTTTGATGAGATCCATCAAAACTAGCAGTAGTGTCAACTGCTGTAACTTGTGAATGAACAATTTTAGTATTGTAATTACTTTCACTTGCACCTTTTAAAGTAACAAAATTTCCAACATTGAATGGAACTTGTTGACCCTCTGGACAAGTTATAACACATCCATCTGCTTGTGAGATGCCAATGACCTTACAGGATACTCTTGTTAATGCAAGAGTGGCAGATGAGTTTTGAGGAATAAGATAATCTGTATTTGCTGCAGTTGTTGTTACACCAACATCTTGAGAAATTTTTGCGTGTACCGCAGATCCCCTAGCAGTGATTCTTACAACAGAACTCTGTATGTGAAACGAAGTCGTTACACCAGGAAGAGCTCCTGCCAAACTCATACTAATTCCCGTGCCAACTGGTCTATGTGCCATTATACTTTTAAGTTCATTTACTAGTTATTTAGTATTTATTCTTCTGTCTCTTCTTCCTCAACTTCAGGTTCATCAACCTCAAGTTCGGCCTCAGTTTCAGTGTCAATCTCATCACCTATTTCAACATCTGTTTCCGCATCTACTTCTGTATCTACTTCATCTTCTACCTCATCTTCAGCATCACCAAAAAGAGAATCAGCAACAGATGGACGAAAATCGTCAATTTTTGTCGCAGCCTTTGCATACAACATATCTTTTATTTTGTCAGATATTTGAGAAGCAGACTCATCCGCACCAATTAAGTCCATTAATTCATCCATTTTAATTTGTTTTCAAATGTTGACTATTTGTATTTATATCTCACCACCCTTGGGCATCTCAGGTGCTTCCGTTGCTGATCCATCAATTTCAGGTTCCATCACTGGTGCTCCCAAGTTTCCAACCACCCCTGTATCTAATGGTTGCCCAGTAGCTGGATCTATTTGCATTAATTTAGGATCTGGTATAGTTCCGTCTTTAATTTCTTTTTTA